GATAAAGCAGAACGAGCCTTCACACTAGCAAAAGACTTTAATATAAAACAAAACAACTCGGAAGCATGGCTCCTGGAGGAAGAATATACCAACGAGGAAACCTTCACAGAAGAAGATCTTCACGGATGCATAGCAATAGGAGGTGTGGACCTTTCAGAAACCACCGACCTAACATGTGCTAAAGCAATGGTTATGAAACCAGGCAGCAATAAAAAGTATTTCCTAACAAAATACTTTATACCTGAAAGTAAAGTGGAACGAGGAGAAGCGGAAGATAAGAAAAACTACCTAGAGTGGGCGCGAAAAGGATACGTGACCATTTGTCCTGGAAACGAAAACGACTTCAGCTTAATAACCCAGTGGTACGTCAGCCTGTACAAGCAGCTAGGCCTTAAATTCTTTAAGATAGGCTACGACAACGCACTAGCAAAATTCTGGGTAGATGAAATGACGGAAATAGGCTTCGACATGGAACGAGTGAACCAGCGGAAGGAAGCAATGTCGGATCCAATGAAATTAGTAGAGGCAGATCTAAGAAGCAAGCTGCTAATTTACAATAACAACCCAATCGACAAGTGGTGTCTAGGAAACACCGCGATGAAAATAGATAATCTCGGCATGATCATGCCGGTGAAAGTACAAGACAAAAGAAATAGAAGGATAGACGGTGCCGTAACAAAAATAATATGCTATAGCGTTTATATGAGGTACCGAACGGACTACCTAAACATAGTGAGGTGAGAAAATGGCATTAAAAGATTTTTTTAAAAACCTGACCCAGGGAAAACCAAAGGGAGATCAGTACATGCAGATGATGACAGGATACTCTCCCATATTTTCACAATTCGGGCAGGATGTATACGCGTCGGACGTGGTCCAAAACTGCATAGACGTCATAGCAACGGAATGCTCAAAGCTAAAACCAAGGCACATCCGTGTTGATGCAGACGGCAAACAAACCACAGTCCACGGTAGACTAAACCGGTTGTTTAGAGTAGCCCCAAATGACCTAATGACGACTAGAGACTTTATAGAGAAAACCATCTGGCAGCTTTACCTAAACTACAACGCATTTATATATCCAACCTACGACATCATAACCAAAACAGATGGAACTACCAGGAGGGAATACACCGGACTTTATGTATTGGACCCTGATCTGGTGGAGTTTTGGACCGACAAAACAGACAAGGTATTTATTACTTTGAAATTTGCAAACAACAAGCAATTTGACCTGGCCTACACGGATGTAATTCATTTAAGGAAAAAATTCTCGGCTAACGAAGTAATGGGCGGAGGACAAAACGGACAGCCGGACAACGCGCCACTTTTAAAGGTGCTGGACATTAACAACACGGTAATGGAGGGCTTGAAAAAAGGAATAAAGCACAGCCTAACCATTCGAGGAATCCTAAATATTAATACAATGCTTGATAACGACGCCCAGCAAAAAGAGAGGGAGCGCTTCGAAGCGGCTCTAGCTTCAGGAGAAAGCGGACTACTAACAGCAGACCTAAAAGGAGATTACATACCGCTAGATGCAAACCCAAAACTTCTAGATAAAGAAACACTGCAGTTTCTAGAAAACAAGGTGCTGCATTATTACGGCGTACCGCTTCCAATTTTAAAGGGAGACTTTGACGACGAGCAGTACCAGGCGTTCTACGAAAAAACACTAGAACCTTTAATTATTAGCTTAGGTCAAGCATTTACAAAAACATTATTTACAGATAGGGAGCTAGATACAGGAAACGAGGTAGTGTTCTACCCGGACAAGCTGTTATTTACAAACACGAAAAACAGAATAGCAGTAGCAGATATTCTAGGAAATAGAGGAGCCCTAACAAATAATAAACTTCTTGAATTGTTCGGATACCCACCATATGAAGGTGGAGACGTAAGATACATGAACCTAAACTACGTAGACGTAGAAATCGCAAACGACTATCAGATACAAAGAGCAAAGTCGTCAAAACCTATAAGCGGAGGAGGAGACAATAATGGACAAGATCCTGGACTTGAATAAGCCCATAAAACGTAGCTTTGAACTAGTAGATTTAAACATAGCAGATACAGAAGAAAAAGATAGCATAGAAGGACACCCGGCGGTTTACGATCAAAGGACCAACATAGGTGGAATGTTCGAGGAAATAATCGAGAGAGGCGCATTTGATGAATGTAACTTTGATGATGTTTTATTCTCGGTAAACCACGACCTAAACAAGATCCCGCTGGCACGAAGCAGAAGAAACAACGAAAACTCAACAATGCAGCTGCAGCTAGATGATATAGGCCTAAAGATCCGGGCCGACTTAGACACAGAAAACAATGCAGAAGCAAAGAGCTTATATAGCTCGGTACAACGAGGAGACATTGATGGGATGTCTTTTATTTTTTATGTAGCAGACGATAAGTGGGAGGACCTAGACACAGACCTACCTACAAGAAGGATCCAAAAGATAGCAAGAGTTATAGAAGTAAGCGCTGTCAATTTCCCTGCATACCAGGGAACTGATATAAATACCCGAGACGACGCTGCGTTGGATAACGTAGCTGCAGCATTGGATAATGCTAGGTCGGAGTTGGAAAACTCTAGGGCACAGAAACTAGAAATTGAAAAACTAAGAACCCAAATACTCATGAAAGGATAGGTACAAAACATGAAAAAAGATCTTATTTTAAAAATGCTAAAAGCTAAAAATGAGAGAAAACAGCAACTAGCCGATAAATCAAAGACAGTAGAATCTGTGGAGGAATTGAGAAGTATAAACGCTGAGCTAGAAAGAATCAATTCTGAAATAGACAACCTAGAAAAAGTGAAAGATGAAATCGAGGAAGAAGAAAGAAAAGCAGCAGAAGGTGGAGAAAAAAGACAAGAAGGACCGGTAGGAAAAGGCGGAGTTTTAGGCTCTTTTGTAGCTGGAGAAGGAAAAAAAGAAGAAAGACAGCTAGGCAGATATGAAACAATGGAATACAGAAAAGCCTTCATGAACTACGTAATGACAGGAGAAATGTCTGAAGAATTAAGAGCGGATGCTACAACTAAAACTACAGACGCTTCAGCTGTTATACCAACAACTATCCTGAACAAGATAGTTGAAAAAATGGAGGACTTCGGAAGAATCTGGTCCAGAATAACAAAATCCAACGTCAAAGCAGGCCTTGAAATTCCAGTATCAAGCGTAAAGCCAGTAGCAACATGGGTATCTGAAGGAACGGTAGTAGATAAACAAAAGAAAACTGCTACGGCAAAGATTAGCTTCTCTTACTACAAGCTACAGGTTAGAGTTGCGGTAACATTAGAGGCGTCAACTGTTTCATTATCGGCTTTTGAAGCAACAGTAGCAGATAACGTATACGAAGCCATGATAGTAGCAGCAGAAGGCTCTGTTATAACAGGTTCCGGATCAGGTCAACCGCTAGGAATAGCTAAGGATACTGATATACCTGCGGAGCAAATAATTTCTGTTTCAGCAACAGACATAAGCACCTACAAAAAATGGACTGAACTGTTCGGAAAAGTTCCTAGAAAATACAGAAGTGGCGCGGTATTAATCCTTAACGATGCAGACTGGACTAAGTACATCGAAGGAATGGTAGACGCAAACGGCCAGCCAGTAGCAAGAGTGACATACGGACTGGACGGAAAACAATCTGAAAGATTCCTAGGAAAAGAAGTTATACCAGTTGAGGACTACCTAGACTCTATAGATGACGCAGTTTCAGGAGACGTAATAGGGATTATTTGTAGATTGAAGGACTACATGTTCAACACAAACCTACAAATGACAACTAGAAGATATTTCGATGAGGACACAGACGAGTGGATAACTAAGTCAACTATGCTAGCTGATGGGAAATTATCAGACAAAAACGGTGTTGTCCTTATTAAGAAAAAATAATTAAAGGAGGTGCGCAATGACGAATACAGAACTAGTGGCCGAATGTAAAAAAGGCCTAAACATACCAGAAAGCATTATAGCATTTGACGGTGTGCTAACTCAAAAGGTCGCAGCGGTAAAGAACTATCTAACAAACGCCGGTGTGTCCGAGACACAGCTAAACACAGACGCAGGAACAGGAGTAATCGTCATGGGCGTAGCTGACCTATGGGATATTCAGGGCGGAGAGGTAAAGTTCTCTCCTGCCTTTAATTTGATAGCAACCCAGCTCGCATGCAAGAGCCTGGAATAATAACAAGGAGGAACTCATATGTATCCATACAACCATAAAATGGGCCAAAAGATACAAAGCGACGTTGAAGGCGTAGACATGGACAGAGGTTTTATAACCCACTTCCAAGTCCCAGCAACTGCAGCTCTAGCTTTGGACGCAGACGGCCTAATAGCAGCGCAAGCTCTAGGAGCAGAAGCGCTGGAAATAACAGCATTCGAAAACGCAATGCCGTGTGCAAGAAACGTAACTATAGCAGCATCAGCAGCGCAATCAGGAGATGCAGTTATAACCGGCACAAACATGGCAGGTGAAGAAATAACTGAAACGATCACCTTCGACGGAACCAATACAGTAGAAGGTGATAAAGCATTTAAGACAGTGACAAAAGTAGATCTACCGGTAGCAGCAGGAACTGAAACAGTAAATGTAGGATGGGGTAACAAACTAGGCCTACCATACAAACTAGATCATAATACAGTGTTGTATGCATTTTTAGATAATACGCTGGAAGGAACAGCTCCAACAGTAGTAGTAGATGCAGCTAACCTAGAAAGCAATACAATCAAGCTTAACAGCGCACTAGCAGGGGCGGTAGTAGACGCCTATTTTATAGTTTAGTTATAGGGGGTCGTTATGTTTAAACCTAAAGCAAAAAAATTTATAACAACAATAAAGGTCATACGCAGGAAGGAAACACTCATCCACGGTATGCCTCAAATATCCTATCCAGATGATACAGCTACAGAACACATGTGCGCTTTTAAAGGTTTTTATGGTCAAGAGGCACTGTACGCTGGCCAGTCAGGAATTCAGCAAGGAGGAACGATAACGACCTGGTATGACGACACAATAAACTATAGAGACCGAGTGGTAATGGACGAAGAAAACTACGAGATTATAGCACCGCCGGAGAACATAGAGCAAAGAGGTGTTTATATGACCTTTAAGATAGCTAAGGTGGTGACACCGGATGAAAACTAAAATCAATTTTGAAGTTGAAGGCCTGGAAGAATACCTAAAACAGATCCAGAAAATGGGTAAAGACATAGACGACGCAGTAGAAAAAGCAATCATGAAAAGCGCGGAGCCTGTGTTTAAAGACGCAAAAGCATGGGCGGAGAAACACAAAAGAACAGGCGCCTCTTTAGAAGGAATGGAAATGACAAAGCCTGAAAGAGAGGGAAACTTCATATTCACTGAAATAGGAACCAACAGTAAAAAAAGCAAAGGCGCATGGCATATAGTATTCGTGGAATACGGGACTCCATGGTCTGAAGCAGACCCAGGAATGAGCAGAGCCTTTAATAAAAACAAGAAAAAAATAAAACAGATCCAGCGGGACGTTTTGAAAAGGGAGGGTATGCCACTTGAGTAATATATACGAGATTATAAAGACCACACTAGCTCCGCTAGGGTACCAGGTAAGAGAACAAGGAAGCTACGGACCGGCAGAACAGCTACCGGAAACATTTATAACTTATACGTACGTAGACGACTCAAACGACACCCATGCGGACAACAAACCTACAAGTACAACTTATTTAATGAGAGTTATCCTTTATTCAAGCGACCCGGTGAAAATACAAAACGCTAACGACACATTAAAAAGCGTAATGATACCTGCAGGATTTCTAAGAGCAGGAGGACGCAG